AACGAACAGAAGTCGCCGCAGACGGGCGCACAGAGCGTTTCTCCGTGACGGATGACCAACGAGTCGTCCCGAACGCTGATCGCGCTGTGTGACCCGCTGTGGCCTGTTCTATCCACAAACGAGTAGAATATGACCCAAGCAGAGATGCACTCAAGCACCTCCCACCAGACGGTCGATCCCCTGAAGAAGGACTTCCGAAACTTCCTGTGGCTCGTCTGGCAGCACCTCAATCTACCCAACCCGACAGCCGTTCAGTATGACATTGCGGTCTACCTCCAGCACGGCCCCAAGCGCTGCGTGATCGAAGCCTTCCGTGGCGTTGGCAAGTCCTACGTCACCTCGGCCTTCGTGGTCTGGCTGCTCTACTGCAACCCGCAGCTCAACATCCTCGTGGTCTCGGCCTCCAAAGACCGCGCCGACCAGTTCTCCAGCTTCACCAAGCGTCTGATCGGTGAGATGCCCGAGCTGGCATTCCTGAAGCCGCGCCCCGGCCAGCGCGACTCGATGATCGCCTTCGACGTCGGCCCATCGCGCAACTCGCATTCCCCGTCCGTCAAGTCGGTCGGCATCACCGGCCAGCTCGCCGGTTCCCGCGCAGACATCATCATCGCGGACGACGTGGAAGTCCCGAACAACTCCATGACCCAGACCCAGCGCGACCAGCTCGCGGAGCGGGTGAAGGAGTTCGACGCTATTCTCAAGCCGCTGCCGACCAGCCGCATCATCTATCTTGGCACCCCGCAGACGGAGATGAGTCTCTACAACAGGCTGCCCGAACGCGGCTACCAGATACAGGTCTGGCCCGCCCGTGTGCCGGAAGACGCCAGCCGCTACAATGGCCAGCTCTCGCAGTTCGTGATGGACATGATCGAGGCCGGTGCCAAGCCCCGCGACGTGGTCGATCCCCAGCGCTTCAGCGAAGACGACCTCCTCGAACGCGAGGCCTCCTACGCCAGGTCAGGCTTCGCCCTGCAGTTCATGCTCGACACCAGCCTGTCGGACCAAGACAAGTACCCGCTGCGCCTGAGCGACCTCATGGTCACCTATCTCGACAAGCGCATGGCCCCGGCCAAGTTCGCGTGGTGCAACGACCCGGAGAAGCTCATCAACGATCTCCCGGCAGTCGGCCTCAAGAACGACCGCCTCTACCGGCCCCTCTACGTCTCCCCAGAGATGGCCGAGTACACCGGCTCGGTCATGGCCATCGACCCCTCAGGTCGCGGCGCTGACGACACCTCCTACGCGGTCGTGAAAATCCTCCACGGCAACCTGTTCCTCGTGGCCTCAGGCGGCTTCAAGGACGGATATTCGGAGGCGACCCTGAAGGGCCTCGCTCTGGTGGCCAAGGAGCACAACGTCAACTACATCATCGTCGAAGCCAACTTCGGTGACGGCATGTTCACCCAGCTCCTGAAGCCGGTGATGACCCGGGTGCATCCCTGCACCATCGAAGAGGTTAAGCACTCGACCCAGAAGGAGCGCCGCATCTGCGATGTGCTTGAACCCCTCATGAACCAGCACCGGCTCATCGTCGATGCCGAGGTGATCAAGCAGGACTACCAGCAGCCGAACGACAAGAAGCAGCTCTTCTACCAGCTCACCCGCATCACGCGGGACAGGGGCGCTCTGGTCCACGACGACCGTCTGGACGCTCTGGCTATCGCCGTGAGCTACTGGGTGGAGCACATGGCCCGAGACACCGACAAGGCCGCTGAAGACTTCCGTGATGCCCAGCGCGAGGCAGCCCTCAAGGACTTCGCAAATGCCGTCTTCGGGATCAACACCGGGGGCGGTGCAGGGGATGACCTGACGTGGTTCTGACGCGGTTGCACCGCTGAAGAAGGACCACCCAGAATTACCCCTCACTTATGGAGAAGGAAGAAGGAGGACCAGAGGATGATTGATGAAATCAGATGACCTCTGGATATGAAATCTTCTGGATGGATGATGGTGATGGAAGAACCTCACTCCCATCATCATCATCAATCCCCTATGACCTCTGAATGATGACATATATTAGAGGGTGGCTCTTGAAGGGAACGGAAAGAGAACATACACTGAATGGATGACCTACCACCCCTATATGAAATGGCGGAAGACGAGGCCCGAGCTGGAGGACGACTTCCTCTGCTTCGACCTCACTGGCTACTCCGTTGGTCATATCCACAAGCACCATCTGGGCAACTGGCTTTGGAGCATGAACGCCGAGGATTTGGACCCGGTGAACGGTATGGCCGATGATGCCCGCGAAGCCGCCCGCCTCGTCGAGCTGGCCTTCTACCGCGCCACGAAGAGCCGCGCAGCGCGCCCGCCCTCTTGAGCAAACTCCGAGCTGCCTTCGGCATCTCTCCGCTGGCTCAAGAGCCTTGCCCTGTCAAGGGGCCTTAGGGTGCCCTATTCGAATGACTGAGGGTATTCAGACATCATCTGCCCACATACCCGTACCAGCTCATGCTTGCCTTCCAGCGTCCTATTGAGGGTCTGGGCGACGAACATGTGGGCCTTCAACACGGCCATGACGGATGCCTCCTTGTCATAGGATCGAGCATCGGTTGCTAGCCGCACCATCTCGACCGGATCGGCTTTCACTCCACAGTACCGATCAGCGAACATGAGCGATGTCAGCTTCATGCTGGCCTCCTTGGAAGAGATCGTAGCAGCTTGCGCGTGGCTCATGAGGGCAAGCACCACGGCGGTGATCAGCATGGAAAGGAGAGAGGTAAGGGTCTTCATTAGGCGTCTTTCAGGTTGTCCATTAGGTGCAGCTTATAGGGGCACCCCAGAATGTTTGCAGCAAAAATCTGAGAGCCCAAATCAAATAAGAGGCACGCGCGGCGACCCCCCGGTGCCCCCTCAAACCTGGCCTTGATCGGCGTTCCGGCTGCCTTCCTGCCACACAACATGCCACACATCCGGCTAACCGATTGATTTCATTGAGGTGAATGCTAGATGCTATATCCTATCAGTGCCACATAAGGGGCGATTTAGGGTGACATTCGACTAGCCAACGATGTTTCCCCTTTCTGTTTCTTCTAGGGGATAATGCGTTTTCTCTCATTAACCCATTTGGTTGAATGATACCTGGCGCTCGGTTAGCCCTCTCGCTGCCCTATCCGTTCCCCTCAAATCAGCCTATCGGTTCCCCTGCAAATCGCCTATCCAGCCGCCTAGCGGCGTTCTATCGCCTGCCCTATCATCCGCCCCTAAATGCCACATATAGGCTGCCACAAGCTGCCCTTGATGTAGAAATATCTTGTTCTTTTCAATAGCTTATCATTTTTCTATCCATTTTCGCATTTAATGGGGTTTACAAATCAAATCAGTTTCGATTAGGTTTAGGACAACGAAACGGACATACCGCTTCGGGACTGAGACGGAAGGCAGCCGGATGGCGCAAGAGGTTTCAGAGTTCTTTGACATCGTTGGTTGCTTCTATCGGCTGGCAACAGCCGGTGGATAGCAGAAAGGGCAAGGTGGCCGCTTCCGCGTCTACTTGCAAGCCTCTCGGATACAGGCGGTCAAGAGGGCCGCCAGCAGGGCAGCAAACCGAGAGTGAGACCATCGAACCACGCCACATAGCGCTAGCCGCTATCGGGTTCCACCGGGCTAACAGCCGCCGTCCTTGTCCTTTCTCCTATCCACAATCGAATTAAATTCAGCATAGGAGACTACATCATGTTCAAGGGTTCTCTCATCCGGTCTGGCAACAACGCGAAGACGGTCAAGGGCGATGGCGTTTACGAGACGGCTATCATGTACCTTGCACCGTTCACGATGGCGGGCGCTAACGTCTGCCCGATGGCGGAACAGGCTGGATGCGTTAAGGGCTGCCTCAACACTGCAGGCCGTGGCGCTTTCAACAATGTCCAGCTTGCTCGCATCGCCAAGACTAAGCGCTACCTGTCAGACCGCAAGGCCTTCATGGCCGAACTGGTCGAAAACGTGGCTGCCTTCGTCCGCTACTGTGAACGCAAGGGCGTGAAGCCTGCGGTTCGCCTTAACGGCACGTCTGACATTCAATGGGAGGTAGCCCATCCGTGCTTCCGTGAAATGGGCGCTATCCATCCGCAACAGGAAAACCCGGCTCGGTTCGAAAGCATCTTCCATGCCTTCCCTGAGGTGCAATTCTACGACTACACGAAGGTCTACAAGCGGGTTTACCGCAATCTGCCTTCGAACTACGCCTTGACGCTGTCCTATAGCGAGGCAAGCGCTGCCTATGCGTCTGCCATCGTCAAAGCCGGGGCCGATACCGGGGCGAATATCGCCATCGTCTTCCGTACCAAGGTTCTCAGGGACGCCCATGTTGGCCGCGCCTCTCAGGCCATTTGGAACCGTGACGTCATCGACGGTGACCGTGACGATCTCCGCTTCATGGACGGTCGCGGCGTGGTCGTAGGGCTTTACGCCAAGGGTGCCGCCAAGCGGGACACTACGGGCTTTGTCGTGGGCTGACTTATCCACAATCGAATTGAATGCCGAAACTGGCTGCCAAGGGTGGCCGGTCGCGGGGCTTGGCATGTCCCGCCTGATGATGGCTGCCAAACACTAGGAGCAATTCCATGTCGCACAAGAAAGTGAACCTCTTCCGGCAAATCTCGGCACTCGAACAGCGCCGCATCCGGGCAATCCTCAAGCACGACGGCGCTTTTCATCTCGGCATCGTTCGCCAGCTCGAACTGCAGATTGAAGCCCTCCGCGCAAAGGCGGTGCTGGCATGAGCGAACCCTTCATGACCTTCAACGTCCACAAGCTCGCCAACGGCAAATGGGCGATCTCCCGCGTCTATCCCGGCTGGATCACTGGGATTGGTTCTCACTACAAATCGAAGAAGGCGGCTGTCACGGTCGCAAGGCTGCTGGCAGGCCATTCCGGTCAGGTGGTGGTCAAATGATCCACCTCATCAAGTTCGCCCTCTCGTACCACGTTCTGACGGCCGCAATGGTCCTCTACGTGGTCCTGCAAATCCTCCCTCACTGAATGCCGAAACTGGCCGCTCCGGTGGCCGGTCCCTGCGCTTGGCATGCGCGGGCTGATGATGGCTGCCGAAAAGATAGGAGAATTTTCCCATGCACGTCTACCGGATCGAGAACGCCGAGGGGTGCGGTCCATGGCATGCTGGCTCTGGCCGCGATGCCTATAACAAAAATCACCGCTGCCGGGATGATAGCCACAGTTGCAGTGAGCCGCCCGGGCCGTTCAGCGAGTACGGAACGCCCCTCAAGGCCCATTTCGACGCCACCGATGGGGCTGGCTATCTGTTTGGCTTCAAGTCCCGCGCCCAGTTGAAACGCTGGTTCCGCTCCATGGCAGGCCGCAGGGCGATGGCCAAGGCGGGCTTCCGGCTGAGCCTCTACGAGGTTCCGGCATCCAAGGTGGTCGCCGGGAAGTGGCAGGTAGCGTTCGACCGCAAGGCGGCAGCGCTGCGCGGCACGATGGACGTTGCAACCCTTCAATCGACACCGAGGCGGGCCGCATAGGCCCACTCACAGCCAGGTTTAGGCTGCCTCTGCGACATTCTGACTCACGCTTAAGTGACTCTATGTCTTGCGTTTTTCGACCTCACGGAGTCAGGGGGTGGAGAGATTACCGAGGGTTTAGTTAGTAATCTCTTATTTTGCACTTGCAAAAAGTTTTGTTGCATAATATTTCAGCGCTTGTCGAAAGGTAAGGCACCCGAAGTAATTTGCCATGGCGCTACGGTAGCCAGCCTCGACACTCCACCTCACATAGGGCCTGCGGATGGGACGATCCACAGGTTATCCACAAGCCGAAACTCTGCGCGACCGCGTGGAGTCCTCGCCCTTGGCATGGGCGGGCTGACGATGGCTGCCATTCTTGATGTTCTTTTTTTGTTCCGCGTATAGGCATCAGGAAAATAATCCTATAGAACACTGTCCAGAGGGGGCCTACAGTTCTATGGGAGGCAGCCACCGCAGGAATATCCTTTGGGCGGAACCTTCGCCTTCAACGGCAACCAAGCATGTCTAGGAGACATTCGACTATGTTCAAGTACTTCAACCTCTTCGGCGTCGAGTTTTACGCGGAACTTGGCGAGGGGCGAAGCAGGTTCAGCTATTCCACACGGCACCCCAAAACACTCGAACTGTGGGTCGGCAAGCTATATCTCACGGCATGTCTTGCATAACAGGGACGAGTCAGCGTAAGGGTGCCTTGCATTAAATCCACTTTCGAAGGAAATTCGAAGATGAATACGTCCGCCAAGGCACCACTGACGCAGCTCTTCCGCCTAACTTCTGCACTCCGCGATCTGGACAAGGACATGGCCGTGAACACGGTCCACATCCTGTTCATCATCGCCCGCAATCCCGGCATCAGCTCTCAGGACATCATGAAGCAGGCCGAGATGACACAGCCCTCCACTTCGCGGCACCTCGCGATCCTCTCGGGGATGACGAACCTGCGCAAGCAGGGGGGCTATGATTTCATTGACCTCGTCGAGGACGTCAACGACCGCCGCAACAAGGTGGCTTTCCTGACCTCCGAGGGCAAGGCTTTCCTCTCCAAACTCACGGCCATCATCGCGCCGGGTGAGGAGGAGGAGATCAAGAACCTACCGACCTCGAAAGACTACCTCAAGGGTGCCCGCAATGGTCGGAGGTAAACGGGCACCAGTGAAAGGAGAATGCAATGCCGATAACCCAGCGAGGCCAGTCATGGCAGGCCGCTGTCTCCTACAAGGGGAAGCGTTACCGCAAGGACTTCGCTACCAAGCATGAGGCGCAGACGTGGGAGGCCCAGACCAAGGCCGATCTCATCGCCGGTCGCTTCGACCCGAACGGCAACGCCAGCCGGAAAATCCCCACGATGCAGGATATGCTCGACCACCTCACGGTCACCCGCTGGAAGGGGATGAAGGCCGAGGAGAACCTGATCAGGAACGGCAAGGAGATCGTCCGCATTCTCGGTGCCGACCGTCTCGTCTCCACCCTGTCAGCCCTCGACGTGGTCACCATCAAGCGGGACAATCAGGAGCGGGGCCGGTCTGACGCGACCATCAACCGCAAGCTGGCTGCCTTCTCCCTGTTCGTGAAGCAGGCCGTGGCCGATGGCTACCTCGCCCGGGGCTTCTCGATGAGCATGATCAAGGAGCCGCAGGGGCGCATCCGCTACTTCTCCCATGAGGAGGAGCAGGGGATGCTGGCCTATTGCGATGTGGTCGGGGAATACGATCTGAAGGACTTCATCATCGTCGCCATGGACACTGGCTTCCGGCGCGGCGAACTGCTGAAGATCGTCAAGCGGGACGTGGGCCGGGACAATCTCTGGACCTACGACACCAAGACCAACCAGAACCGAGAGGTTCCGTTGACCGACCGTGCCCGCGAGGTGCTGGAGCGCCGCGCTGCCAAGTTGGAACGCCCGGGCGACCGAGTGTTCGACTTACACGTCAACTTCCTGCGCGATCACTGGCGCAAGATGCAGATCACTCTGGAGATGGAAGACGACGATCAGTACCTTGTTCACACCATGCGGCACACGTTCGTGACCCGACTTCTGGAAAACGGTGTGGACATCAAGACGGTGATGGAATTGGCCGGTCACAGCCGGATCGAAACCACTCAGCGCTACGCTCACTCATCCCCGGAGCGTAAGAGGATGGCTATCCGAAAGCTTGTTCAAGGTCGCGTGACACATGACACAAACGTGTCTTCAGGCGTGACACTGACACAAGAATAGTTTTTCCGGATAGCCGCAAGCGGTTGGTTTCACCGGGTTTTTCCGGTGATCCGTTCGCCAAAATTAGACATTGGATCGGCTGTAGAGCCAAGTCGATTGTGGATTTAATGCAAGTCCAACAAGATGAAGTCCCGGGAAACCGGGGCTTTTCTTTTATTGCAAATGTATCCACTTTCGATTTTAATTCACCCCTAGTTCCGACCTGTGACACGGATTGTGGCACCTCCCATGCCACGAGGCAAGAGCCGGGGCCGAATTACCCCTCCCTTATGCATAGCCGATCAGAGGCCCCTTAGAGGCGCTCCCTGAAGTCATCCCCAAACCACGCTTAGACGAGGTCACTCTCATATGACGACTATCGACAACTCCATCATTGAACATCCTCACTTCGAACGTCAGATTGAACTTGAATACGAGATGAGAGCGCGGGGCATCGAACGCTTCCGCAAGAAGGTCGAGAAGAACCATGCCTCCGGTCAGGCGACCGAGACGATGTCCGTCAATAGGCTCGTGTCTGCCAGCCATGCCAAGATGGTCGCTGCCATCGAGCAGTTCATCGAAGATGCACAGAAGGGTGCCGGTCGTCGCCACGCGGCGCTGCCCTTCCTGAAGAAGCTCGACGTTGACGCTCTGGCCAACCTCACGGCCCGGTCGATCCTCGACGGCATCGCCCGCCAGATGACCCTGACCAAGAGCGCCATCGCCATCGGCACCATCATCGAGAACGAAGTGAACGCCCGCATCTTCGACGAGCAGATGCCGAAGGCCTACAAGAAGTTCCACGCCAAGGCTCAGAAGGAGACCATGACGCGGCGCAAGTGGTCGCACCTCCTGTTCCCCGCCAAGTTCCTTGGTGTCGAGCTGGAAGAGTGGGAAGCCCGCGACCACCTTCTGGTGGGCAAGGTGCTGATCGAACTGTTCTCGTCCGCGACCGGGCTGATCGACGTCCGCACCATCCAGTCGGCCAAGGGCAGCCTGACCGTGCTGGAAACGAACGCAGAGACGCTGGCATGGATCAGCGAGGAAGACAGCAGGCTCGAACACCTGTTCCCGCTCCTGATGCCCTGCGTCATTCCGCCCAAGCCGTGGACCAACCCTGAGAATGGCGGCTATTACACGACGATCATCTCACGGCCCACGCTGGTCAAGACCCACAACAAGCAATACCTGCAGGAGCTGGCCGACCGCGACATGCCCGAGGTCTACGGTGCGGTGAACGCCCTGCAGGAAACCGCATGGGCCATCAACACCCGCATCCTCGACGTCATCCGCACCCTCGACAATACCGGCGTCGATCTCGGGGAAATCCCTCTTGGCGAGAACATCCCTGCCCCGGTCAAGCCCTACTGGCTGCCCGATGGCGACCAGAAGATGGCCAAGGAAGACATGACCCCGGAGCAGCGCGAGGAGTTCGACAATTGGCGAGCCGAAGCTCGCCGTGTCCACGAAGAGAACGCCTCCCTGCGTGGTCGCCGCGCCATCTTCATGCGGACGCTAGCCGTGGCCGAGAGGTTCCGCGACGAGGAGGCCATGTACTTCCCGCACCAGCTCGACTGGCGGGGCCGCGCCTACCCGCTGCCGCTCTACCTCACCCCGCAGGGCAACGACATGCAGCGTGGCCTGCTGGAGTTCGCCAACGGTGTGGCGATCACCGATCAGGACGGGGCCGACTGGCTCGCGATCCACGGCGCTGGCATGTTTGGCTACGACAAGGTCTCCCTTGAGGAGCGCGTCGAGTGGGTGATGCAGCACGAGGCTCAAATCCTGGCGGCTGCCGAGAACCCCTACGACCACCGCTTCTGGCTGGATGCCGACAAGCCGTGGCAGTTCCTTGCGTTCTGCTTCGACTGGGCTGGCTACCGCGCCGAGGGCTTCGACTACGTGTCCGCTCTCCCGGTCCAGATGGACGGAACCTGCAACGGCCTGCAGAACTTCTCGGCCATGCTGCTCGACGAGATCGGCGGAGCTGCGGTCAACCTCATCCCGGCTGACAAGCCGCAGGACATCTACCAGCGGGTTGCCGACAAGGTCATCGTTCGGATTGCACAGGACATCGACAGCGATGAGCCTATCGTGGCCAAGCAGAAGTTCGACGACGGCACCGAACGGGAGATCATCGTCTGCACCGTTGGTGAGATCGCTCGCGGCTGGCTGGGCAACGTCACCCGCAAGGTGACCAAGCGCCCAGTGATGACGCTGGCCTACGGCGCTCGCCGGTTCGGCTTCGTCTCTCAGGTCGAGGAAGACACCATCCGCCCGTGGCGCGAGAAAGACCCGGTCGGCTACCCGTTCATCCGCTCCGGTGAAGACGGCAAGCCGTTCGACTTCGGCTACAAGGCGGCTGCCTACATGGGCGGCTTGATCTGGGACATGGTCGGTGAGGTCGTAGTTGCCGCGAGGATGGCCATGGACTGGCTTCAGGAGGCGTCTAAGGTTGCCTCTAAGGAAGGCCTCCCGATCTACTGGACGACTCCCGCAGGGTTCCTCGTGCAGCAGGCGTATCGGGTGCCGAACGTGAAGCGCATCGACACGACGTTCAACAGTCAGCGCCTCCAGCTCACCTATCAGGTCGGCGCAGGGAAGATCGACAGCCGCCGTCAGGCTTCTGGCATCAGCCCGAACTGGGTCCACTCGCTGGACGCAAGCCACCTCATGAAGACGATCACGGCCTGCCACGAGCAGGGCATCCGCTCGTTCTCCATGATCCACGACAGCTACGGCACCCACGCGGGCAACGCTTGGGCTATGGCCAGAACTCTGCGGGAGAAGTTTGTCCAGATGTATTCAGAAGTGGATACGTTGGCACGGTTCAAGGATGAGCTTGAGCAGCAGACCGCAGTGGAACTCCTCCCGCTCCCGCCCAAGGGTAATCTGGACCTGAACGTGGTGCTGGATAGCCCTTTCTTCTTCGCCTGATCTATCCACTTTCGAATTTAATGCGGCGTTCTCCCGGTCAGCGCCGGGGGAATTACCCCCTCCCTTATGCACCACTGAAACTCCCCGGAAAGTTCCCATGAAAGTTCTCGTTGCCTGTGAATATTCAGGCCGCGTCCGCGATATGTTTGCGGCGCTCGGCCACGATGCCACCTCTTGCGATCTCCTTCCTACCGACCGCCCCGGCAAGCACTATCAGGGCAGCGTTCTGGACATCATCAACGATGGCTGGGACTTGATGATCGCTCACCCTCCCTGCACCTACCTCACCATCGCCGGTCTTCACTGGAACAAACGTGGTGTGATGGTCGATGGTCGGCCCCGCTCGGAGCTGACTGAGGAAGGCCTCGACTTCGTTCGCCTCCTGATGGCTGCACCCATCGAGAAGATCGCCATCGAGAACCCGGTGAGCTGCATCTCCTCGGCCATCCGCAAGCCCGACCAGATCATCCAGCCCTACGAGTTCGGTGAGGATGCCAGCAAGAAGACATGCTTGTGGCTGAAAAACCTGGCCCCCCCTGAAGATCGACCCGGCTGCCCGCAAGGCAGGCCGCATGGTCACGCACAAGGGCAAGCTCGTCGAGCGCTGGAGCAACCAGACCGACAGCGGCCAGAACCGGCTGTCTGAGACGCCCGACCGCTGGAAACTCCGGTCCACCACCTATCCCCGCATCGCTCTCGCCTTCGCCCTGAACTGGGGCTGAGAGGCAATTACCCCTCCCTTATGCATCAACCAAATCGTCGCCCTTTCGGCGCACCCAGCAGGACACCATCATGACCAACCAGATCACCCCCATCGTCTCCATCAAGAATGACATCATCGTCTGCAACAGTCGCGACGTGGCTGACTACTTCGGCAAGCGCCATGACAACGTTCTTCAGTCCATCAGCTCTTTGCTCCTGAAAATTCAGGAACAAGCAATGTTCTTCGAAACCAAGGTTGCAGGCCGCACCGGCATGGGCATCCGCAACTACCGCGCATTCGATATGACCAAAGACGGCTTCACTCTCTTGGCTATGGGCTTCACGGGAGACAAGGCACTGGACTTCAAGCTCGCCTACATCGACCAGTTCAATGCGATGGAGCAGCAGCTAAAGGCACAGGCCGCGCCGGTTCCCGCCTTTACTCTCCCCACCAGCTTCGCGGAAGCCCTTCGCCTCGCTGCCGATCAGGCCGAGAAGATTGGCCAGCTCGAACAGGAGATCACGGTCATCAAGCCGGTGATCGAAGAGGTCACCATGCAGTCGTGGGCAGGGCAAAGCTACATCCACCTGAACCCGTCGCAGACTAGCCGCTTATCGTGGGCCATCCGCCGCATCTATGACGACCGCAACATGGGGGAAGTACGCCGCGTCCCGGTGGTCGTGAACCTCGGCAACGGCAAGACGGTGGACCAGATGGTCAAGGTCTACCAGCGACCGATCATCGACGAAGCAGCCCGGTCTCTGGGCCTGATCTGAGCGATTACCCCTCCCTTATGCATTAACATTTTCCAGCAGGACACATCACCATGAACAGCACCGACACTCTGGGCTTCCAGAGTGCCCTCGGCAGGGCCATTGCGCTCTGGTCGCAGGGCCGACACATCCCCTTCACGCTCGCCGCCGAACTCATCGAACAGGGCTACGACGTGGGTTCCCTTCAACGTTTCCACATGCGGCACCGCTGATCTCAGCACTCAACTCCCGAGAAAGTTTCCCATGCACGAACGCATTCCCTTTACCGCTGGCCGACTGACGGTCGCCTCCGCTGACCCCAGCAACTACCTGAACATCATCCTCGAAGGTGACGGCAAGTTCGACTACAAGACCGCCTTCCTCACGCCCATGCAGGCGCGGGCACTCCGCGACGTCCTGAACAAGGCCTATCCTCCGGTGAAGCCGGAAGCTCCGAAGCCTGCCCCGGTGTTGGCCCCCAACGCCAAGTTCATCGCTGGCACCTACGTCACAACCAACAGCGATAGTGCCTCGCACATCACCCATGGGCGCTGGTACAAGGTGACCAAGTCTTCCAGCCTGTACGTCTACTTCACCGACGATGCGGGCAGACGCCGTCAGCGTCCCGTCAGGGACTACCAGACGGTCACTGTGGACGATACCAACCCGTGGCACGGACACCGCACCCAAGGCAACCATATCGTGGCCCTGTTCGAGGACGGCAAGTTCCACCCGAACGCCGCCCCGGTGGTCCACACCAATCTCGCTTCCGCCTCTCGTGAGGCCCAGCGTCTGGCGAAGACGCACGGCAAGGACTTCGCCGTCCTCCGTCCGGTCATCACAGTCAAGGCCAAGGTGATCAAGACCGTCGAGGTCGAGATCGTCGAAGCCTAACCACCCCCATCAACCCCATCCATCCCACGCCCTCGGCTCATCACCGGGGGCTTTTTCTTTTCCAGCAGGACAATCCCATGACTGAACGCAAGAAGAACCCGACCGGCACCTCCCCGAAGGGTTCCCTGAAATACCCGAAGCTCGACAAGGCTGACCTCGGCACCAAGGATTACCCGAAGCCGAACGGTGAATACTCCACCAAGCTCGTGCTGAAGGCCGAAGACAAGGCCACGAAGGCGTTCATCGCCTCGCTCCAGCCGCACTACAACGCCGCCATGGAGAAGGCCGAAGAGGAGTTCGCCAAGCTCAAGGTCGAGACCCGCAAGAAGCTGAAGAGCGTCTCGCAGAACTCCATGTTCACCACCCTCTACGACAAGGAAACCGAAGAGCCGACCGGCGAGATCGAGTTCAAGTTCGCCATGACCGCATCGGGCACCCGCAAGGATGGCACGAAGTGGTCGGCCAAGCCGGGCATCTTCGACGCCAAGGGCAAGCCCATCGTCAAGGTGCCGGAAATCTGGTCCGGTTCCATCGGCAAGGTCTCGTTCGAGATGCAGCCCTACTTCATCCCGGGCACCGGCGCTGCTGGCCTGAAGCTGAAGCTCAAGGCAGTGCAGCTCATCGAACTCCGCTCGGGCGGCAGCCGCTCGGCTGACAGCTACGGCTTCGGCGCAGAGGAGGGCTACGAGTACGAGGAAGAAGCTGACAACGACGAAGGCTTCACCGACGAAAGCGGCAACTCCGAGGGCGGCTCGGCCGCTGACGAGAACGAGGAGTTCTAATGGTCGCCAGAACTTCAGCCGCCGATCTCAAAGCGGTCGGCCTGAAGGAAGGTTTCCGGTCGGGCTTGGAAGACAAGGTAGCGGAGCAGCTTCGTGCGGCGGGCATCGACCCGCAATACGAGCAGTACGTCATCGAGTACACCAAGCCCGCCCGCAAGTCGAAGTATCACCCTGACTTCCGCCTCCCGTCCGGCATCTATGTCGAGACGAAGGGGCGGTTCGTCACGGCTGACCGGCAGAAGCACATCCTCATCAAGGCCCAGCATCCCGACATCGAGATCAGGTTCGTCTTCAGCAATTCGAAGTCGCGCATCTCGAAGACCTCCAAGACCACGTATGCGGACTGGTGCGACAAGCACGGGTTCCTCTACGCGGACAAGCTCATCCCCAAGGAATGGATCAAATGACCCTGTTCACTCCGCGCAAGGCGACCAACTGGATCGTCGTCCATTGCGCTGCCACCCCGCCGACCCTCGACGTTGGCGTCAAGGAAATCCGCGTCTGGCACAAGGAACGCGGCTTCGTCGATATCGGCTACCACTTCGTCATCCGCCGTGATGGCACCGTCGAGGTGGGCCGTCCCGAGAACGTGATCGGTGCCCATGTCGAAGGCTACAACTCCGACTCCGTGGCCGTGTCGCTGGTCGGTGGCGTCGATGCCAAGAACCAGCCCGAGAACAACTTCACCCCCGCCCAGTTCGCCGCGCTGGCCCTCAAGCTGCGCGAGCTGCAGGCGAAATACCCGCATGCCAAGATACAGGGCCACCGGGATTTCCCGAAGGTCGCCAAGGCCTGCCCATCGTTCGACGTCCGTAAGTGGATTGCCGAGACCGGCGTGTTCGCCACCTCGCATGTGGCCGATGAGCCGCATGTGCAGTCCATCGAAGTCAAGGCGGGCGACAGCCTCTGGGCCATCGCTCACAAGTATGGCTGGACGGTTGACGAGATCGTCGCGGCGAACCCGCACATCGAACCGACCAAGCTCCAGATCGGCCAGGTCATCCGCCTCCCGGGCTGATTACCCCTCCCTTATGCATCTCCTCAACTCGCCCTCGGTCTTCAGTGATCGAGGGCTTTTTCGTTTTTACGAACTCAACATCTGAGAGAACCCATGACATCCTTCAAAGTTGGTGACCGCGTCACCTCTGAATACCGGCCCGCTCTGGCTCGCCCCGATGATGCCGCCACGGTCATTCGTGTCCGCGCTGAAGACGACGTCCTCATCCAGTTTGACCGCTGGGTCGGTGGTCACAGTGGCAGCGATTTCGGTGAGCCTGATCGCTGCTGGTGGGTCGAGGCCAAAGACCTCAAGCGCATCCCCTTCAAGCCGACCAAGACGTTCTCCGCGACCGGCCAGTGCGGCAAGCTTCTGGTCCACCTCGCGTCTGGCCGTTCGATCTCCCCGCTGGAAGCCTTCGGCACCCTCGGCATCTACCGCCTCGCGGCCCGCATCCACGAGCTGCGGTGCGCCGGTCACAAGATCAAATCCGAAATCCGCTACGACGAGCAGGGCAAGTCCTACGCTCGCTACAGCCTGAAGAGCAGGAGGTTCGTGTAATGAACCAGCAGCAAGTCAAGTACACCATCGCCCGCGTCGAGGCCATTGAGAAGCGCAAGCTCGACGAAGTCACCAAGGACACTCTTGTCCCGGCAAAGACGGCAACTGACGAAGAGATCGTCGAACTCATCCGCAACGGCACCGTGAAGCTGAAGGAAGGCCCCATCAAGCGGGACCGGTACAGCGGCCTCTCCGTGTCCGACATCTTCGACATCAGCGCCTACGTTCACCACCAGCACCAGTCCGATGAATACTTCGATCTCGTCGCAGCCGTGAAGGCGGAAGCCGCGAAGATCAAGGACGAGATCATGCTGGGCGACCAGCAGGCTGCCCAGCATGATCACGTCCTTGA